ATTAACACCAGTATGTACCAAGGCAATACGTAACGTGTCACCCCTTGGCATACCGTCAGACACTAGCAGTCCTGCCAGCCAGATAGTCCCTGTAGTTCCTATGTTGGCACCTAAGACACAGGCAATAGCAGCAGGTAGTGGTACTGCACCTGATGCTACCAAGGCAATGATAGCTGTGGTACTGAGGCTACTACTCTGCCATGCCAACGTCATAATGATACCACCAAAGAACATATAGATAGGGTTAGCCATGAACCATTGCAAGTGGTCTATGTTGCCCATAGATTTCATACCACCACTAAACATCTTTAGACCTACATAGAATACTACAAGACCAATGGCTGTATATACATAGTTGTTCAAAGTCCAGTACCTTTCCACAGTTTTAGTTGGGCAGACAGAATAGTTATGTCATCTAGTAGTTGTTCATTACGTATACGTAACGTCTTAGCCTGTGTCTCCCAGTACTTTGCGTCCGTCTTTACTGACTCATACTTATCACATAACTCTTTGTGTGTGTCTCTGTTTATCATGCCTCGTACCTCGCAGTCTTGTAGTTTAGATTGGTGTGTACAATACCATGCCAACCAGACAGTTTGTTCTTAACAACATTAAGGTGTCGCATTGTGTCCTCTTCATCTGCACCCTCAACAGGTGGGTTCTTTGCAATCAACAGCATAAGGTCTGCCTCTGCTGCCTTACCTGTACGTGAGCCTTCCATCATGGACTGATTAAGTACCACCTTGTTCTCTGCCTCTGCCGATAGCTGAGACATGTAGAAGATAGCACAGCCATGCTGCTTGGCAATCTGTCTAGCATAGATAGCGTTAGCCTTCAATGCCTCATCAGTACGGGAATACCCACCTGTCTTTGCAAACTTGTCACCCATGTCAAGCACCACAATGTCAGGCTTGTATGTCTTACACACACTCTCAACCCATGACATGTCACGATCAGTAGCGTCCTTGAACTTGACGTTATCCCTGATCTTATTGTATGCAGCCATAGCCTTACCTTTGTTAGCGACAACATCCTTTGCTTCCATGTTGGCAGCGGCAGTGATGTAACGGTGGGCTACACGGTGATAGCCTTCCTCGTTACATAACACAATACACTTGGCACCTTGCCATGCAAAGCCACCCTCACCAGCAATCAGGCTGGCATGGAATGAAGTCTTGCCAGTGTTGGGTCTTGCACCAACCTCAATCAAGTGACCAGCATTGACGCCCTCTACCTTACGGGTAAGAGTAGGAATGTTGAATGACCACTGGCTTTCAAGGCTGTTAAGCGCAAGGATGTGATCAATGCTTGTGTCTTCCCATTCAATGTTTAGCTTGGGGGTGAAGTCATCACCATACTGTTCAAGCATATTACGTAATGGCTCAAGGGTATCCTTAGTACCATTGACATAATCAAAGCCAAGGTTTGCAATGTCCTCGCCAATCACCTGCTGAAACAGCTTCGACAATACCTCTTGTGCAATGTCCTCACCCATAGGCTGTTCGTTCTTTACGGTGGCAAACAACGCACTGTAGGCAGTCTTTTGTGCTGTAGTTAGGGTAGCATTGTTAGACATGAACAACGCCTCAATCTCATCAGGTGTAACGGTGCGTTCATACCGTTGCATGGCACTGTCGATTGCCTTCTTTATCTTACGTACATCAGGGCTGAACAGTCTCTCAGGGCAGCGTGAACCACGGTGACTGTCATAAAATTCTTTACTCATTAAGCTACGGATTAGTGCTAGTTCCATGTGGGGTTTATCCTTGTGTTAGGTTTATCAGATTACTTATATCGTCAGGGTTACTGTATTTCAAATCGTCTGTCAACTTTAAAACACGTACATCAGGACAGTACGTGCGTAATTCTTTAGCAAACTTGAGTGACTTGGGTAAGGCATCGGGGTCAAGTGCTACTATTATGGTGGAGAACTGCGACAAGTACCTCTTGTGTCCCTCTGATAATGATGTACCCAACACAGCCACCCCGACATATACATCATCATCCTTGGCATCCAGCTTGAGATTGTTATTCACTGTCGCACCTACAACTGCGGCACTCACGCTGTCCTCCACCACTACAGCGACATTACCATAACCATGATGGTATGGCAAGTCACTATTGCCATATCTTTTCCACTTGGGTATTCTTTTTCCCAGTGATCTGCCTGACCCATCAACTATGCATCCTCTATCATCTAGCACAGGAAAGACTATACGGTGATCCTTTACGTCATACAACACAGTAACATCTTTACGTGACATACCATACTGCTTGAGATATTCCCAACACTCAGGCCCATCATTGACTAAGTACTCAGGCTTTACAAATGGGGCAGGTTCAAGTTCCTCAGTCATATAACCTAATGCCTTACGAACATCACCAACAGACAGTGCCACATTTGTACCACCACTGACAGTACAACTAGCCTTGTAACAATTCCAAACAATCTTACCCATAGTATTAGTAATAGTAAATGTATTCTTAGCATGACACACTGGACATGCCATACGTTTACTGTCACCAACACTTAACTGTAAGTCATTTATAATTTCTATTATGTTCATGTGTTGGCCTCCATAACAGCACGTGCAAATCCTCTAGGGGTAGCTGATCTGATGTTCTTTGTTCTAGCAGACTTACCGCCTAGCTTCAAGTGCTGTTTACTATAACCTTTCTTTGGTTCAACAGGTACTTTAGAAGGCATAACAAAGCCATTGCCTGTCCATAGGCAAGTCTTCTTAGGGTAGGCGTCACGGTCTGCAATGTAGTCAGGCCACCGAGGGTGCTGTGCATTGTTCTTTGCAATGTAGCCACCATACTCATAAGGGTGAAACCTATAATCAGACTTACGCCACTTGGTAGCCAGTACAGACACAGGGTTCTCTACAAAGTAGGGGCAACCAAGATCATCAAACAGGTCAGCGCAATCAATGGCATGTTTAACTGCTTGCTCTTGAAACAATGGGTTAGCCTCTGCCTTCTTAGCAAAGTGAGCCGCACCAGACACAGCCATGTCAGTACACACTGGAAAGGCCATACCGAAAACTACCTTGTGACCATTAAAGAAGTTATACAGATCACGGTGAGTATCAAAGTCATGCAGATCAGCATGGCAATAATGTATAGAACCACCACCAGAATAATGTGTAACATATTCAACCTCGTTATGTTGTATGTCATACGCATAGCAAGTATACCCTGCATATGCCCAAGGCTTTAATGCTTCACCAGTGAAGTCATATAAACTTATAACTATTTTATTTTTCATAGCCAATCACTTTCAATGTTCTTCGTTACACTCAATTCTACATGAGCATTACGGGCTGTCAAGGCTTTGTTGGCAGATGCGAATGTATTTTTTATGTATGGTTTCACAGATGCAACATGTGTGTGTCCAGTAACAGCCATCAACTGTGGCAATGGTACACCTGCCTCAACCATCTGTGTTACCCCTGTCCTACGTAAGTCCATAAGGCGTAGGCTTTCTGGTAACTCAGCCTCTCGCATTACTCTACGCCCTACTTTAGATAGTCTTTCCATGCCATAGGGTTTGAACGTACCACCTACAGGTGTAGGGTGGGGTGCAACATAAGGCTGAAAGCCGTAGTCCTCATGCTGTTCCTTGAGCATTACATATAACTGATCATCAATGGGTAGGAACACCTCTGCCCTACGCTTAGACTGTTCAAGGTACATGCGCTGCCTGTCTAAGTCAAGGGCATCCCACGTAAGCATACGCATGTCACCTAGTCTTTGACACCACTGATAGGCCATAGCCACGATCATGCCCACGTTACGGTACTTGTACTTACTGAAGGCGGTGTCCATAAAGTTAGTCACATCAGCATGTTCCCATACTACCTTACGTTGTGGTGTAGCCTTACGCTTAATGTTGGTGAAAGGATTAGTGTTAATCTGTTCCATTTCAATGGCGTAGTTAAACACACGGCTGGCACAGGTAGCACCGTGGTTAGCAAAGCTAATGCCCTGCTTAACCCAGTCCTCGTACAAATGCTTTGCAACCTTAGAGGTAACATCACCATGCCTCATGTGACCTATAGCCGACACCAGTAGGCCAATGAAGTACCTGTAATGTACCTTAGTTGTATCACGTAACGCATTGAAATCATTAGAGGCAAAGTAATACTGTGACAAATTTGCAACAGTACTGCTTGGCTTCACATTGAATATCAATGCCTGTTCTTTACGGTAATTATCTACTAAGTCATTCAACTCTTTGGCGAGTACCTTAACCTGTTTAAGATCACTGCCCCATTCCTTGCGGCTCACCACCCCAGCATCAACAAGAGACTGAGGTGGGTTGAAACGATAAGACACTACACCCTTGGGTTGTTTACGTGGCTGTACAAAGCGGGGAAGGTTAGTCATACTGTCACCTCCCTAAGTAATTCTAGGCAATGCAAAGCTGTAGGTAATTCATCCACGTTTCCGTTCATAGCCTCTTGAATAGCAAAGTGTACGAACTCTAGCTTTTCGTAAGTAGTAATACTGTCAGAAGTAAAACCAGATTGCCTAATAGACATATAGTATTTAGTCATTACGCTGCCTCAAGTGTGATGAACTTGGGATCACTGACCCACTTGCTTACCTCTTGCTCACGGCCCCACATGCTGACTGCCTGTGTGTCATTGCCAGTGTTCTTTAGGCTGAACCCATTACGTTCATCAGCATAGCTGGCATAGTTGGTGAAGGCAGAGTACAAAGAGAACTTGTTATGCCCACGTACACTGGCCTCATGGCTATACAAGGCAAACATTTTCTCTGCCTTACGCTTAGATGAAATCATATCATCAAGCAAAGACTTAACATCTACATACTTGGTTGAGGTGTTAGCCCACACCTGCATCTTTGTAGCATTGTCATAGAAACTAGCCCTTGCACGTGCCAACTCATAGATGAAACCCTCAAGGGTAAAGTTGGCTGTGTTCTTCTTACGCACTTTGTCATAGTCACCAGTGATCATACCATTGGTACAGAAGTAATCAATAGCACCAAAGTACGATTGGTTTGAACATGATCCATCAATGCCATGCAAAGATACAATACGATTGCCAATGCTAGTCTCATGTTTGTCTGTAGTGATACTACTACGCATGTTGGGTAGGGTTATGTCAAGCATTGCCCATGCACCGCCACGTGCAGTACGCCATGTGAAGTCTGCATCTGCTACATCATGGGCAGACATTTCCTCTGTCACTGTGTCCCATACCCCACGAAAGAAGTCACCATGTGAGGCACACTGGAAGCCTTGTCCGACAATACCCATGTACTGCCCACTGTCTGCATTTACCACATACTTTTTGTCATGCATCTTGGTGTCCTCAAATGCTACATCAAAGTCTAGGTGGTCTGGAATAAAATCAAAAGCCATTGTCTTGTTCCTTTCAGGAATGTTGTGGGCAACTATGCCCTTGTTGTATAGCTATCATAACCTACACTAGTAACGATAGCAAGTGTTATCTGTTCAGCCCATCAATTTCTCTGAAGAAATAATGAGAGCCAAAGTCTCCTTGGTATAGCATCTTGTCAGCCCAATAGGGATTAACATAGTACGCATGATAGTGGGTTGATCCACCAGTAAAGTCAGGGACTTCGCCACGTAGTACATCTGCCGCCACCATCTGAGCATATGCCCAAGCATACTCATCATCAGGCTTGTCACTCTTACCATCACAGTACCAACTAAATTGGCAGACGTTGTTGTCATTACGTTGTGTGACTACATTACATACATCATTAGGCCAGCGGTTATCTTGTACCCTGTTGAGTACAACATGAGCCACAGCATACTGACCAGACATGTTATCACTACGTGCCTCAAAGT